ATCAGCCCCAAAAATAACAGCGTCTGCGTTACCAGCAAGTGTCGCTAACTTGCTTCGTTTAATCCAACCACTCCACGTCCAAGTTTTGCGATTCGATGCGCTGCTCGGTGTCCGGTTTAGATAACCAGTCGTAGGTGACGGAAACCGGATCGACTGATCAATCTGATATGTAGGAATGCTGCCTGACGCACCTGCCAGAATGTCGTTTTGAAATACCATGCGTCGTTACGCCTCAATTTATCCGGAACCAGCTATGGCTGTTGTCCAAAAATCTAGTAACCTTGTTTATACTGTGACTACGGTCCAGTTATCGTCGGGTCCGACAGGGACGACAATCCAAACAGGGTATTGTCCGAGTACTATATCAACAGACTGCCCAGTTGGAAAGACGTTTGCCGTACCGGTAATTGTTATAGTACCATACTCGGTAGATAGGCTCTGCCCTGTTAAAGCGGCGTTAACATCTGTTCGGACAGTTGGCACACCATCCAGAATATCTACGGACTCTCCGGTAAGGGTAACGAGTGCTTTACCTTCAACCGTTACTGTCCCGGCATTTATGTCAATAGACTGACCTGTCAGAGTAACCGTATGATGGATAACAATAAAAACTGTTCCCTCATCAATGTCGAGGGATTGGCCTGTCAGGGTGACAATAGACTCGCCATCAATAACTAATGTCCCGGACAGAACATCAAGCGACTCGCCGGTCAATACGACTTTTGCTGAGAGGGCAAATGTTACTTCGCCATTAAGAGTATCAACAGACTGTCCGGTAAGAGTTGCAAACCCAGTACCAGTGATTGCCAAGGTGCCAGTTTCTGCATCTACAGACTGACCTGTCAGGACTGTCGCCGCATCATTCTCTTGTGTTGAGAAAGGCAGTTCTGAAAACGACGACAGCCCAAACATTGTTATTCCTAAGTATTAGCTTCGATTGCATTATGAAACGGCGTCAGGTCTTCGTCCGTCCAGAAATCCCAGCCGACTACAAGTTCAAGATGCTCAACGTTTCTTTGAACAACTGTTTCATCTTCTGCGTATGCAGCAGGATCAGCGGCGACTGCATCAAGAAGAGTTACGCTAGACATAGCAGCTCTATAGTGCCGCGCAATTTCCTCTGGTGTTTTTACTTCATCAGCCATTGATTTTTCCTTATGATAAGTTGAGAGTAGCTACTGCGTGTATGGACGTTCCTGTCCTGACGATGTAGTCAATTCGATCAACAGATGCTGCGGCTGTGGATAGTGTAGGCGCTGTACCACCGGCAAAGTCCCAGTAAGAACCGAACGACAGTGTACGACTGCCTGTTCCATCCTGCGTTATAAAGATTGAACCTGTCTGACCGGCATCAATGTTTGTTGGATTAGCCAGTGTTCGATTACCTGCAAGAGTGACAGAGAAGTTTTGTCCTGCATCAAAGTCAGGAGTAATTGTTGCCCCATCAGTTAGAGTATTGATCGTGGCAAGAGCAGACTTGGTAATTGATAGCTGCTTGGCAGGAGCCGCCGTACCAATACCGACGTTGCCGTTGAGGCTATAAAAGCCTACACCCGGAATACGGAACGATGATATGCTTGTATTACCAAGCGTGAGTTCATTAGCTACACTGTTGCTTGACGAAGCAGCACCTTTGCCTATAATTATACAATTGGAATTTGTGTCGGTTGCCGTTCCGGCGTTTTCTCCTATAATAACATTGCTACCGCCAGTACTTAGGTTCTCAGCAGCTTGTGATCCAATAATAACATTCAGACTGCCCGTGGTTAATGTCTTGGAAACATCGTAACCCATTAGGACATTTTTGTTACCCGTCGTTACGCCATCTGCCGCCGTTGCACCTATAAACGTATTCCAGTACCCACCCGCATTAGATTTTCCAGCTTTCCATCCAAAAGCAACTACGCCGCCTGTTGCACCTGTAATACTCTGTAGTGATTGCTGACCCACGGCTGTATTACTTGCTGTGTTGCTGTTGCCTACGTCGGTCCCCAGATATAAAGCATTTGCGCCGCTGGTAAAGCCATCGGACAAGCCGTTGATGTCTGTTGCACCACCAGCAGCGGCGGCTTGGAACGTCGGAGCTACCCCAGACCCATTCGAGGTCAACACATGTGTTGCGGTCCCGACAGCGGTGGCTGCAACAGCACTTGTGCCGTTACCGTAGAGGATTCCGTTGGCTGCAAACGTCCCGGCACCTGTTCCGCCTTGAGCAACCGTTAGGTCTGTCGTCAGTCCTGTGATCGAGGTGATGTCGGAGTTCGCACCAGATGCTGCTGCACCAAGAGCGGTGAGAGCCGCACCTGCGCTCGTAGCATTTGTGCCCCCGTTGGCAATCGGAAGTGTTCCTGAAATGTCTGTTGTAAGGACAACCGCACCACGAGTAATCTCTTGCCCACTGATCGTCAGATAATCAAGCGATCCTGCAAGGGTAACGTTTGTTGAGTTATCTGTTCCTGCGGCGTCAACGCCAATCGACGTACGCAGCGTTGCGCCACTCTCAGCAACAGGATCACCTGTCCCATCTCCAACAATCATCTGCCCATCAGTAAGGACGGCCATCGGAGTAATAGCACCAGTTCCTGATCCTAAAAGCACACCACCGTCCGTTAATGACGAGGCTCCTGTACCACCATCTGCTACAGCAAGATCAGTAGTTAGGGTAAGTGATGTAGCAGCAATAGCACCTGTATTTACTGTCCCAGCCGCATCTGCATAGACAGATTTATCTGCCGGGTAGGTAACAAAGACATCCTTTATCCCGGCTGAAAAGTTTACAGCCGAGTCAGAGTTTGATGATTCAAGAATGGTGTCACGGGATAGTGTTGTCCCAGACGCTGTGTACGTCCCAATACCAACTTCCCATTCATTCGCAGACTGGCTGACAATAGCATAGTAAGTCGTGTTGCTATTTCCGACAGCCGCAAATGTATCAAAACCGCTGATGGCACCGCCAAGAGTAACAGCGCCTGTACCAGTAGTTGTGGTTTGTTCCTTAACTCTGTCTTTGAGAACGAGTGCCATGGGCCGGTCCTACGAAGATTTGATTCGGATAATCGCCGTTGCAGCAGCAGCCGCCGGGAACTGAATTGTAAAGTCACCTGCGGTAGAAGATTTGTCTGCACCAAAATCAAATACGGCGATTGCTTTATTTGACTGAGATGCATTATAAATAAGAGCACCACGTGCCGTAATCGTCGATGCTGTGACAACCGCATCTGTGATTGATACAACAGCCACTGACGAGTCAGTAGTGACATCAATGCCTGTAAGAACAACACCACCGGCTGAATAGCCTGTGCCGACAACTTCGTTCGACGTGGTATAGACCGTGGTACCGTCCGACAGAGAAGCAGAACTAGAATAGAGTGCAAGTTTAATTGAGTCCGTATCAAGATCGTGCTCACCAAGCATAATCTGAGAACGGAACGAGATAGAAATTCCTGAAGTAATAGCCATTATGAGCCTCCGGTAAGTGTATTGGCGTTGTTTGCCTGTTGGTTGCGCGGCTCCAGATCATCACGACGGGCGCGACGGGCACGGTTACGGAGCAATTCAATTTCTTTAGTATAAAGTTCAGACCATATTTTAACAACTTCGTAGTTCTTGTTAAAAAGCTCTGCCTCAACCATACACGCATAGAACAGGGCGTTAGGTGTTTCATCAGTATAATAGTTTGTCGGGTTAACAGAAGTCAGGACTGTCGGGGCCAAGACAAACGCCAGTTCAATCGGGAATGCTGAGACCGGTGTCGGGGCGATGATCATGGTATTGTCGTCCCAGAGACCGTAATACTTCGGCGTACCGACAGATGTACGTACCGGCCAGTAGTCTGCGATAAAATCTACATTCCTGTTAAGCAGATTGATTCGTGTCCCATTAGCAGTAATGTTAGCAGACTCGACAAGTGTAAATCCGGTCGGCAATCCAAGAAAAGGATCAGATGCAACAACCTGTGTGTACTGATGAGATGTCAGTCCTGCATCATCAAGATCAATAGTCAGTCTTGTTTCTGCACGGACGATGAACTGATCAAGCTGAGACTCAAACTCTGCCCCGTCATTCTCCGTAGATTCAATTACGTTAGTTCGTAACTGTGCGTAGTTAAGTGCCATGACTAATCTTCCTGTCCGTTATGATACGACGGAGATGACATATCTGGTGTCCACGAATCATCTGTTGCTGACGTATCTGCCGTGGTATCAGGACGCGGATGATCAAGAGACGGATCGTCTGTGGTGTCCACGTTCGTCATATTCTGTGGATGATTGACTGCATTGAATGCACCATCATAACATTCTGAACAGACCCAGACACCTACCTCAACTTCATTGAGAAGCTCGATGTACCTACACCGCCACCCACACCTGTCGCATATAGCGTTTGACCGCCGACCTGTAGCCATCAGAGAGGTCCAAGACGGGGACGGACAAACATTGACGTACGCTGACGATCTTCTTCAAGAGCAAAAGCAAACGATTCCTCGTACTGCTGCTTGAGAAAGCCGATCCTTCCTGCATCAATGCCGGGACGACGGGTAGATAATTTGTACGCCAGTCCGTCAACAAGCGGGGGTAGAAAACGAAACGGCAGATCAGATGTCTGGACCGCCGAGGCTGTCACATCCTGTACCCGAGTCATTGCCAGTAAGTTCATGGTGTAGGTCTGTTCAGGAGTCGGCCAGACAACCATGCTGACATTGTCTTTTCCGCGCAGGAATGAAAATTGTGTGGGACGACCTGTCTGAGATTTATCAGGCAGCTTCATATAGTCCTGATAAGTAATGCGATTCATCTCCAGATCATTACCGTTCACAGTAATAGTAGTCTGGAGACTATCAATAATATCTGAATCAAGAGTATATTCGGTGACAGACGTGCTGACAGTCACCGGGGTATCTGCAAGTTTCCAGAGGAGAACACCACGGTTCTGCCACTCTGTCATCAGCAGATTAAGACATATACGTGCCGACCGTGCTTCCTCACCGCTGATAGGCTGACCGCCGACCTGCTCAAAAGCCTGTTCAATTACATCATCAATTGAAAGATCAAATGTCGTCTGGCCTGAACTTGCCATGCTCTATCGCCTTTTCGTTACGGCGATGGACGAGATCGCGATACGTCTTCCACGGGCATTCGTCATAATAGCCCTTAGTTTCCAGATTATAAGACGCAGCAGTCAACTTCGAAAGATACTGTACAAAGATCATCCCATACTCTTCAGGTACTACAGGCTCCCACTCAACGTCTAAATAATCTAATCCGTATTCGGCTGGATCGTCTTCCGGGTGATATGCCATAAGCCACATATCTTCTGCCACCAGACCTTTGTTCTTTGTTTCCACGTAGTCCCGGAGTTCCTCAGCAGTAAGTCCTTCAACATCAGGAAGCACACAGATAAAAAGGTCACGATTACTAGCGGGAAAAAAATCAAGAGCGTCAGTAACATCGTCCAGACCATCGCAAATACCGACAGAGACAAGTCCAGCATCCCATGCGCCTTGTGCATAAGGGCACGGAGGCTGTCCGCCCAACTCTTCAGAAGGGACAGACAAAACTTCACGGGTCCATTTTTGAATATCGAGAATGTAATCACTTACGGGTCTTCCTTGCACCAGTCTTGCCTCCACGCATCATTTTCTTAGGAGGTTTTACCTTACCGCCGCCACGCATCATAGTCTTTTTCTTCATCCGGGGTTTCATAGCCATTATCTTATCCTTTTTTTCTGTATGGTTTGACTTTCTTTGCAACTTTCTTTGGCTGGGGGACATGCTGCTTTCCTTGCTTTGTCCCTTTCCTTTTCGCTTTGGAGGTTGCGGCGTACTCTTTTGAACTCAGGGCTTTGATAGCCTTCTCCGGAAGATACCGTTCGCCTGTTGCCTTCGATCCCTGCGTCGATGGTTTTCTCGACTTGGTCCGCCACTTCTGCTTGGTCCAATTTTTCAAAGACTTCTGTGACTTTTTCAAGGCCATCAGTCTCGATAGCCCCCACCTTTGGACTTGTATTCTTTTGCCAACATCTGCGCTTTCCGTGCCGACCACTGGCCCGA